TAATATATCTATATAATATAAGGACTTCCGACCCTTACCACCCCCCACTTACCCACAGCCCCTGTGGATAATTCTGTTCCACTCGTCAACTTACACAGACATTTACCTTGAACAGAATGTTGAACAGCGTAACTCATTGATTCTAAAGGCTTGTGCAAGGTCTTGTTCAACATTTGGCAGTTCAAAGAAATACATGTAAACGCTTAGTAGACCTATTAAAGACCCTCATAACGCTTATTGTAAACCCGTACCTTACCTATTAACCCCTATCCAAAGACCTCACCACGAGCCAATATGTAATCCGTTACTTCGCATATTAGAATAAAATTTTCAATCCCTCGTCTTTTGCTTATTTCACTGGGGGGAATATCCCCCTTATTTAACTAAAATAAATATATAAATATAGCAACTTTAAGTTGACAAGTAGGTACAAAAAGGTATAGAGTAGTAACTGAAATATAAGTAAATTAACCACAAAGAGAGGTAACAGAATGAGTAAATACCATGCACACCTTTTAAGAGACGGCTCGAATATGAGTATCACAGGTAAAACTATTGAGTCGGTCAGAAGTCAAGTAGAAAATCTATACTCACAACACGACTATTCAATCAGCAAATTAAGTGAGGATAAAAAAGTTTGGATAAAAGTAGATACAGTACGCTATTCAAAAAAACAAGATAGTTTAAAATCAATCACAATTAAGGAGTACTAAAATGGAAGATAAATATGTTAACAAAATGAATCCTTTTGCAGACTATATGAATGCAAATAATCCACATGAGATTGAGTATTTTGATAATCCAATTTCGGAAGAAGTCTTTGACCTTATATCTGAATACCAAGACAAGCTACAAAAAATAGCTGAGGACTACGATTTAGATAACCAAGAGATTAATCAAACTGTTACAGAAGTAAATACATTCATAGATAAATATGCAGACAAACACATGAAAAAATGGGAGGTAACATCATGAGCCACCACGCACACGAAGAATCAATGGCAAGACGAGAAGACGACCGACTAGAAGAAATCTATCTGCAACAGCTACATCAAGACCATGAGTTTATGGAGAGCGTGTACGCTTCGATAGATGACGATAGGGTAAGGCAAGATTTGATTAACAAACATTATTTTGGAGAGTAGATATGAAAGGAACTAATGAATATGTTGATGAGGAAGACGGAAGACTTTATCAAACTCCTGAGCGTGACCCTGATAGAGATTATGATGATTGGAAGATAAGACAACTTGAAGAAGAGGAGAAAGAGAAATGAATAAGGAACTTAAAGCATGGGATAGTAGTAAGATACCTGATGAATCTTATGGAAGTAAGAGTATGCAAGATTGGATAGCTGTGTTGCAAGGGCATGATGTACCTGAGTGTGAGCCAAACAACAGAGCGTATGCTGAGGCAGTTAGATTTGGAATGATAAGTAACAATCATGGTGGGGTAGCACCTCCAACTTTAAAAGGAGAGTACATCTATGAGAGAGATGGAGACATTGACGAGTTCAATGCACGACTAAAAAAGGAGAGTGAATGATGATTACATCAAAAGCAATTCAAGAAACAGATTTAGAGTATAAGGATAGAGTATTGGCAGAGACAGTAAGGAACTACGAAGACCTATGCGAAATGGTTAGGGGAGATAGTCCTAATTGGACACACGAAAAAGTTTTAGAAAAATTAGAATTAGCAATGGACGCTTTAAAGTTTGTTGAAGAAGAAGGAGACTATGGAGGATTTATTGATTGGTTTCAAAATAACGAAAAGGAGAGTGAACATGAGTAAATTTGAAGTGCAAACATACACACTTTGCGAGGGGTGGAAAAATCTTTGGACTGTTGATGGACTAACAGAAACCTTTAACTCACATAAAGATGCAGAGCATAGTGTAAAAGAACATCTTAAAGACTGTCTTGAAGATGGGATAGAAGAGGATAAATATAATTATCGGATAATAAAAAAGGGAGAGAGTAATGAATAAGGAAGACCTAGTAAAAGAAATCTGCGACAGACGGACTCATTTTACTTTTGGAGATAATGCTGAGAGGTTATGGAACGAAGACGAAGAGGAATTGCAAGACTTTTTAGATAACATAAAAAAGGGAGAGAGCAATGAGTAAAGAAAAGATAGATTATATTGAGCAAGACATATACGATTACTTTGGGGCTGACCAAGAGATATACAAGGCCACTCGTCATGACTTACTCGGAGTGATTGGAGGTATGAGTGGGATACTAGAACTCTTATGGCACAAGCAAGTTACCCCTGAGATAGCATTTAAAGACTTTAAGTCTTGGCTCAAGGAAAGACAAGAACTTGACATGATTGAAGTTATCCCCGATACTAATGTTCCAATAAAAAAAGAGGAGGTAGCCCATGTCTAAGATAAAAGCAGAAGATGTAGATTATGTTCATGTGGAAGAGGTAACTTTTAGTGTAGTCATGCAAGACGGAAGCGATGTGTTAGTGAGTGAGAAAGGTATTGAGTTAGACACTTATACAAAAGAACAACTCGCCGACAATGTAATGTATCACTTAGAGCAAGGGAAACCCGTTGAGATACTAGATGATGACATCATTACCTTTGAGCCTGACATCGACTTAACGGGGACACACTAATGGAACACCATTTATTTACAGACATTCGCAGATTGCTCAAGGATTTTGTAGTCTTGTTAGATAAACATAGTATAGGCAACACAGAAACAGAGGAGGCCAATCGAATCATTGAGGAACTCTCACTTGTTTTAAAGAACCAAGAATTAGTAGACTCAATCGAAACTAAGATTGAGGAAGAAGAACATAGGCAAATATCAGATGACTTGGCAGAAGAAATTCTGTCTCGTGGACAACATTGTCCGAGTGGTAATTGCGATGTGTAGTAGAGAGGCAGTAAATTTTTTTATAAACTAAAGGAGAACGTGAAATGGCATTAAGCAAACAGAAACAAACAACACTAGGTGCAGTAGTAGTATTAGCAATATTTGGGGGGTTAATCTATTCAGCCTCAGAACAAAAATCAAGCGTGGCAGAATTAGAGGCAAGTGCATCTCTTCCTATCATTCTACCTGTTGCAGAAACACAGTTACCTCCTCTTATGGACGAGGTTGTAACAACTGTATTGAATCAAGATTGGAGTGCGTTAGAACCTGATGGCATACCTCTATTAGAGATTGCTCCAGTAGAAAACGCTGAACTTCCACCACTAGTATCATAAACAAGACGGGGGGTAATACCCCCTCTTTTTTTTAAAGGATTCGTATGACACCCGAAAAGAAAGTAAAGATTAAAGTAAAAAGTATATTGGACAAGGTTGGTGCTTACCATTGTATGCCAGCTACAGGAGGGTATGGGGCAAGTGGTGTACCTGATATTATTGCCTGTCATAAAGGATTGTTTCTAGGGATTGAATGTAAAGCCAACGGCAACAAAGCAACGGCCTTACAAAACAAACACCTGACTCTTATCAAGGAGGCGGGGGGATACTCAACTGTAATTGACGAACACAATGTAGATTCATTTGAGGCAGTGCTTAAACACTTACAATGAAAAAAGATAATGTAAATAAACCCTTACACTATACCAAACATAAATGGGAAGTTATTGACATACTACAAGAGTTTTTTCATAGCGAACCACTACTGTGGCAATGCGGGAAATATCTTTTAAGATGTCTATACAAAAATAACTTAACAGAAGATTTACAAAAAATGATATGGTATGCAAACAAACGAATAGAAAAGGAAAATAATGAAAGAGGCAGAAAAAGAAAAAGCGGTTAAACTAATTAAAGAGTGGCAAGAGAAACGACCTAACTTTAGTAGGCACAAATTATCTCAAGCAACAGGGATAGCGTACGCTACCTTAGTTGACTTTGATAAGGAAGGATTAATAAAGCTACCTGAGAAAAGACCTACTAGAAATAATAGCACCTCATGGAATGGTGGTGGAGGAATGAAAGATTGGCTGATGAAATAGACATAGCCAATGCTGAAGTGGAGGCCCGACTTAAGTTTACCCTTAAGACAGTCAACACTTCGATTAAAGAAAACAACACTGGCAAGTGTATGTGGTGTGGCACTCCCGTTACTGATACAAGGCGATGGTGTGATTCACAATGCCGAGACGAACACATGGCAACTTATAAACTATAAGGAGATTGATATGGAAGTATGGAAACCAGATGATGAAGAAGACCTACACACTTTATCTAAGCGAGATATAAAAGTTTGGAAATACTTTGGGTGGACGGCATTATATAGTATAGCTTTATTTCTTGTGCTAGAATTGTTCGCTTGAAACCAATTAGTACAGTAAAGAAGAAGTGCCATGTGTGTGGCAATCCCGACGCTAAGTTCTTTTTTAAAAAGTGGTTTTGCTCACACGACATGTACCTACAAGGTATATGCAAAAATAATAAAACGAGAGGAACAAAGTGCAAATAGTAACACTTGACTTTGAAACATTTTATGCAAAGGGCTACGGCCTACGCAAGTACACAACAGAAGAATACATACTGAACCCTCAGTTCCAAGTGATTGGGGTAGCGATTCAGATAGACGATGGTAAGCCCGTATGGTATGCCGGAGAACAGGCATCTAAGGGTATCGCGTTAGTTGACTGGAGGAACTCAATGCTCATCTGTCATAACACGCAGTTTGACGGAGCAATACTTAAATGGGTCTATGGCCACGAGCCAGTAGCCTACCTCGATACACTCTGCATGGCAAGAGCGATACACGGTGTAGAGGCCGGAGGTTCACTTAAAGCATTAGCCGAACGCTATCAGATAGGCGAGAAAGGAACGGAAGTCCTACAAGCATTAGGTATGCGACTCGAAGACTTTCCGGAACATCAACTGCGACAGTACGGTGAGTATTGTAAGAACGATGTAAGACTAACCTACGACCTATTCAAAATCTTATCTAAAGGATTTCCCTTACCCGAATTAAAGCTCATTGATATTACACTTAGGATGTTCATACTACCTATATTACGCGTCAATGATAAATTACTAGAAGAAAGACTCAAGGAACTAAAAGAAGAAAAGACCTCAATGTTAAAAGGGTTAATGCAAACCTTAAACTGTGACACCGAAGAGGCAGTTAGAAAGAAGTTAGCAAGTAACATACAGTTCGCTAAGATATTAGAAGACATGCACATTCCTGTGCCAATGAAGGTATCCCTTACTACAGAGAAAGAAACCTACGCGTTAGCTAAGACTGACGCGGGGTTCATTGCACTCCAAGAAAGTGACAACCCTGTACTGCAAGAGTTATGTGCAGTCAGACTCGGCACGAAGTCTACGATAGAAGAGTCACGCATACAAAGATTCATAGACGTTGGAGAAAGACATCAAGGACTCTTACCTATCCCACTTAAATACTATGGCGCTCATACAGGGCGGTGGAGTGGCTCAGACAAAGTAAACTTCCAGAACTTACCGAGTCGTGATGTCAAGAAGAAAGCATTAAAGAATGCAATACTCCCACCTGATAATCATGTGATACTTAATGTTGACTCCTCACAAATCGAAGCTCGTATATTAGTCTGGCTTGCCGGACAACACGACCAAGTAGAACTGTATCGACAAGGCAAAGATGTGTACTGTGACTTCGCCTCTCGTGTGTATAAGAAAACAATTAACAAAAAAAATAAGAAAGAGCGAGCAGTGGGTAAGACTTGCATACTTGGGTTAGG